CCGATCAGCGCGGACACCAGATCAGCGGAGGCCCAGGAGTTGTTGCGGTTCAGGCGAACACTGATTTCTTGTTGGGTTCCAATCTTGTTGGGACTGGAAGCAGAACCAGTATCGGAGCTGATGTTTTCAACGTCGTTTTCCAGATCCTTATAGGATGGGCTGTTGAACGTCAAACCGGCGCCAGCCAGGTGGCCGTCAATTTCGGAATCACGAACGATAGCGCCAGAACGAATGAGGCGGGATTTTTCTTCCGTCTGAACCATCATATACGGAGTAAAGATCTCCGGAACGATGACATCGGAGATAGCAACAGTACCAGCAGCCATGATATTTCTCCAGTTGGCAGTTTGGCGGTTTTTTAGACCCTATCCCCATGGACGGTTCTTGATAATTAGGGCACATGCCCCGGATATGCTTAATGTAACATAGTCAGCGGGGCAGTGCAACACGTCTAACTATTTTTTAGCAGGACGCGGCCCACCGATGCTAGTTCCAGCCGATTTTGCCATTTCAGCTGCACGGGTCGGGTTCTCCTTGTAAAGTTTACCCTGTTCGGTCATGTTCCAACCGTCATGCGAGAACGGATTGGAACCACTGTTGTTACCACCAGAACCACGAGCACCACCACCGGACGAAGGAGCCCACCAGTGGGGTTTCTTGGCTTGGACTTCCGATAACCACACCGCAGGGTCAACGCCATTGGTGAAGCTGGTATTTTCGCGGACACGAACTTCGCCGTTTTCGTCCAGGTCCAGAACTTGGGAACCGAGCAGAATGGCATCGTCAATAGCTTCAGGAAGCAGCTTAGCCTTGGTCGCAGCAGAACGAATCGCATCGTTCACTTTGGAACGCTTTTCGCGCGTGGTAAATTCCTGAACTTGGCCTTCCAGAAGTTGGGTCTTCTTGACAAGTTCACCCTTCTCGCGCTCAATGGGAGCAAGGCGGCTCTTGATGCGGGTTTCGACAAGCTCATCGATTTTCTTTTCATCAACCCTGCCGGTAGCCAACGCTTCCAGTTCCGGAAACTTGTCCAGCTTCTCGCGCACTTCTTCAGGGTTCAACCCGTCGAACTTAGAAAGCGTTTCCTTCACCTTCTTGTGGTCATTGCGTTCCTTGGTCAACGCGGTTTGGATACGGTCAACGTCAGCCTGGGTACGAACACCAGTAACTTCAGTGAGTTCATACTTCTCACCTTTCTTGGTGTACAGGTCCCGGTACTTTTCGTCAACTTCATCCAGGTTTTCAACGATTGCTGCAATAGCCATGCTATTTACTCCAGAACGACGCACATGCGTCAGGGTTATTTAAGCTGCGAGTCCACGCCCGCAGCCTTGGTGTTCGGATCCTTAGCTGGCTCAACCAGCACAGGTTCCGCTTTAATCTTGTCAATTTCCGCTTGGTACTCAAGAACGGTAAGTCCGCGCTCTTGCAGCAACGCATGGATGGATTCCAGGCTCAGCGGAGCTCCAGTGCTCTTGGCAACCATAATCTTGACGAGGTCGTCACCCATAAGGTTCAGAGCTGCGAATTCAAGGTTCGGTTTAACAACAACCTTAGATTCGTCCTCACCAATAGCACGAGCGATAAACCGGAGAGCTGTTTCCAGAGCGAGCGCCCCGGTCTTTGCAATTATGTTCAGGGTGGCAGTCTGAGCGGCAATACGGGTCTTCAGTGCTTCGCCGCTTTCCTGACTGGACTTGGTTCCGGAAACCAACTTGCCTGCCATTTGCCCAGCACGGCCTTTGTCGTTCTCCAGTGCCATGCGCTGCTCAGGAAGACCTGCGCTATTAACACCAATGAACTTGGCATCCCCATTAACGTCCACGTCAATCTTGGCACCAGCACCAATGCGAGTAGAATCGCTTGCGCTGCCCCCTATGACCACAAGGGTATCCTGGCCTTGCATGAACAAGGACTGGCGATAATCGGCTTCACCCTTGTAAATGGTAAAGCACAGACGCGCAAGACCAATCAGCGGTGGCTGATCCGGTTCAGGAAGGATATCGCACGAGTTACAAAACACGAATGGAATAAACTTCAACGGTTCGCCTCTCACAACAACCGGGGAGCCTTCGCCGATATCCATATTCCGACCGACGCGAACGTTATAGTTCCCATCCTTCAGTTCCAGGATGCGGTACTTTTCAACGGACACCCAATTGTATTCCGCATCACGCTCATATGCGGTTTCATCCAGAACAACAAGATTAAGCTCGTCCTTATCTTGATAGTCACTGGAGCTATCCCAGTTAATAGGACTCAACTCTTCATAGAGTGCAATATAGAACTGCGGCTCAACAGATTCAGCAGTTGGGAAATCGCAAAGCAACCCCAGGCGGCCACTAACGAGCTGCTTTTCGTTAATACGCCGCAATAGCGCAAGCAGAGATTCACCAGCAGGGGTAGCTTTCTCCATGAGGTATTTCATCTTCTCCGGAAGCTCAATGGTAGCAGGCTTTTCATGCATCATTCCTGCGAAAGTACCAACCGCTTCCTTGAAAAAATCAGGAACAGGAGCACGATCTTTATAGGCTTGGTAGTTCTTATAACCCTCCTGACCAACATTCATGCCATCCAGTACCTGCCCGGGCGTAGCGGGTAAATAGGTCACGCCGTGCTCTTTGACAACTTCTTCACCTTCATACAGGTGCAAGCACTTCTTCCAGTACAAGTCTGCAAAGCGTACATATTTCGGATGCTTACTGTTGATTGCCATTAGCCTGTCCCCGTTGTCTTACCAGGCTTCGCGCCCGTCGATGTTGACAAAATTTTGTAACGCACTTCATCACCAATGTGATCTTCTGCTTCCGTATCGACATCGTCAGGATCTGTTTCATCCCTAGGCAAAATCGGAAACAGGTCAAGGAAGTGTGTGCAAGTGTTAAACACAAAAATCCCAGGTTTTTCACGAACGCCAGTTTCAGGCTTAATGCTGTTCTTCAACATGGTTCTGGTAGCTTCCCAACCATGCTTCCGACTTCCTGGGGATTTGTCTGAACGTGTCCATTCAATACCCGGATACATTAGACCATTAGCTCGCGTCTTCTTTTTCATGTCAGCTGCAATACTGTTTCCGTTTTCAGTATCGTAAATGGAGTTATCAGCAGGGCCTGGTCTCACCCTGTCATTGATACCCATTGCAAGCTGACGCTCAATAATGCCAACCGATATGTCTGTGGCCAGCAGTCGCAAACCTTCGTTCGCTTTGCCACTTGTACCGTACCACTCACCAATTCTAAATAAGTCACCGCGGATGGTGGAATACACCTGCCCGTCAGCACCGATATAATCACTACCGTCACTTTCTGCCCACCAACCAACAGAGAACGGCTTGCTAGAACCCCAATCGAAAGAACGATCGATCTTCCAACTATGTGGTACGCGGAAGGGTGTGACCACATGGGTTCGAGTGTCCCAAACGTCGTCAAACATCCCGCCAGCAACAATGTCCCAACTTCCGCCGAGCCATGCTTTACGCTTGTTCGGGTCTGTTATCTTGGACAGTTCTGCAATGTACTCTGGGCTCAGGTATTTATTTTCCCGGTAGGAACCGAACAAGTGAACCTGAGTCTTAACTACATCTTCATCCTTCTGTGTCCGCGGATTAAAGATCCGGGTTGTTTCGCGAAAGAGTTTCCCCATCGGCGCAGCGTTAATGAACCGCTTCTTGACCCAGTTGTGGCCAACGCCGTGAGGGTTACAGGTAGCAAAGACTTCCAATGGAATCTCAGGAAGGTATAACTCCCGAGCTTTACGGGAACCACGTTCACAGAATTGCAACTGCCCTGTTTTAGCGTAGACGTCACCATCCACAATTAACGGATGCTCTGACGGGATAAAGGAAGTCCGATTACAGGACATCATCATCTCGTACAGATTACTGTTGGGGAACTTTGTAAGTTCGTTCCAACCGATAAAAGCAAATTCCTGACCGTGATAACCCCAATAGTCAGCATCACGTTTCAGAACCCGAAACAGCAATTCTTCCCCACCAGGCCAAACCCACTTGTAATCTGACTTGGAGGATATAAATCGGGCCCCATCTTTAAACTCAGGGAACCAACGCAAGGACTTGGATATTAAGTCGTCCAAGTTCTTGTATTCACGGTCAAATATAACACCACGCCAGAACCGCTTGTAACCTCGACCCACGTTACGTCGAAAACGCATCAGTTGGCTGTCGGTCTTACCCGGCCCTCTAGTTCCGTGAAAAAGTATGACATTAGCAGGACATGACAATGCCAAGGTCTGTGACCCAGGCAAAGGTTTCCAAATAACCTTTCGGTCAGTGGACAACAGAGTCATGCGCTAACTTCTCCTGGCTTGCTTGTGCAGTAGCTTCCCAATCATCCAAGGACGCTATAGCAGGAACCATCATTACGCCGCTTTGCTCACCAGCCATCATCTTATTAACAGCGTCCAGGCCAACAATGGAAGCAAGTTTAGACAACGCAGCTACCCGAGCGGAATGGGAACTTCCTGTTCCACGGTTGTGTGCCTCACGAATAAGTCCGGTGATAATTTGTTGCTTTAATGCTTCCTTAGAGTCTACATCATCCACAGAACCAAACTTAGCCTGCTCGGTCGCAAGTTTTTTCTGAACGTAGCCTTCTTCCATAAACTTGTGAGCATATTGTTGAGCAGTCACTGAGGTAAAGCCGCAGCGCAAGCAAGCACTTATAGCATCGAAGTCAACAAGGTATTCCTTGACAAAAAGGTCGCGTAAAGCCTTCTCCCTCGTAGAGAGTTTAACCTCATCAGCCCAATCGTTAAAGAATTCCATAATTAAAATCTCAGCAGTTTCACAGAGTATAGCCTACTGTGGCCAGCTTGTAAAGCTAATTCGTTTTGACCACAAGGGCAACCAGCGCAACACCGACAACGGTCGCAATACTGACAAGAACTTTAAATATAGCCCCTCTCATCTCAATAAGTCTGGGCATTTCAACTTCCACAGCTTTAAGACGTTTTTCAGCCTCATTTTGCACGTTAGCTTGACGAAGTTGTTCTTGTCTTGTCTCGACATGACGTTCCTCGAGAACAACAAGGCGACCAAGAGATTCGCTGATGGACTTCTGAGAAGCGCTCAACGACATTACAGCTTCTTTCAGTTCATCATGTCCGCGTTCAAGTAACATGATTCGCCTCTCGTTAGCAGTGTCGCAGGCCGCTTCCGTCATTTCACTTCCTCTTTAATTTTTCAGTCGTTCTCATTGCGCCAAGACCAAGCATCCCGAAGAGCAAGGTGAGCAGCACAGAAAGGTCAAGAACAGGAAATTGTATTGAATGGCCAGCGAGTGTGGTAGCCCAAGTGAGTATAGGCCCGATAACGAATTGCATAGCTAAGCCTGAACCGCAGACCCAACCAACAAATGGACGCCACCCACCACGGAAAAGGTCAGCCGAGGCTTCGACTTTGTTTACTTCCATTTGAGCCAGATCCCGCTGGAGAACCGCGTTCATAGCGGCCAATTCTCCAGTCTGGGCAAGCTCAATTAGTTTTACTTTGGAGGCGTCGGCAACAGTCTTGTCCGGGATTACTTTGTCCAGGATCATTGTAACGAGGGGAACTATTGCACCGAACATGGGAAGCCCCAATAGCTATATAAAGGGTATGCGCGGAGCATAGCACACCCTTTTATAAAACGCTAGTGCCGACTATCGTAGGCCAAGCGGATACCAACGTCCAACTGGGCATCTGCATACGGCTGTGAACCGTTTTCGTGCTTGATAATCGCTTTGATCAAGCTTCGAGCGATGTTAATATTGTACAAATCAATGGGAGTCGTATCCGAGACACCAACAGCCTTGGCCACACTGGTAATATAAGCATCGGTGTCATTTTCAACCGGAGGCGCCCAGCGCATGATGATTTCACGAATCGTGTCAATACCAGGCCCACCCACGCCTTTAATACCTGCTTTATTCTTGTAGTTGAACAAGACAATCAGCAGCGCGCGGATACCATATTTGATATCAACAAATTGACAGAAATCCTTATCTGTACGAACAGATGGAACAAGAAGACCCTGCCAGGAGTCGCCCCAACGAATGTTTCCAGGATTGTTGTTTCGGAGCCCGCGGGCTTTACCCTTTGCCATTTAACGCCTCCGCCGTGTAGCGAGTTGAGAAGTAAACATTGTCCAACATTTCATCAATGAGGGCGTGCATATGCATCCTGAGTATTTCAGCCTCTTCTGGCTTGTTAAGAAATGCAGCCGCTCGAAACAGTTCCAACTTAGCCGCATGTTGGCCAGTCAGTTCTTTTGTTCGAATAATCATTTCTTCTTGAGTCATGTTACAGGAGCCTCCACCATCAGTTTTCGCTTCGCATAAGCCTTAAACCAAGACAGGAAATGTTCCCAGCTGATTTCGCCCCGAGCATAGGTAATAGCAGTTCCGGAACCGTTCACACCAGGCAACGGCAAACCAACCATCAGAACAACCCTCCAAGACATTCGGTTTTGACGGTAAATCAGGATGGGCTTTTCATTGTTCCGTTCCGCTTGCCGAACGCACTGAGCCCACCAAGTGTTCACCGCCAGCTGTTCCTGGCGCTTCACTTCAATAGCAAGATCGAAGGTATTAGATAAATCCTTACCACCAACAGCCGTCTGATTCTGGTTTCGTTGAACAATAGCTTTATCAGGTGCAGCGTAACCAAGTTCCATCATCACGCCAACAATGATTTCGTTAAGAGCAGAGCAAATCTCCCGCTCGCCCGTAGCACCCTTCGTTCGAATGTTAATACCCGCCATTGTGGTCAGTCCGTAAAAGGAATGGAGACTAAGCGTTCAGGTTCAACACCTTTTCGCAGTGAAATCTTTGCGTCATGTCGAAGCTTGCGTTTAGCACAAGTCATCTTGGATTTACCATAAGCGGTATGAAGTCCACTCTTACAACGGGGACATGAACAACCCTTGTAGGTATTACTCATTACATCACCTTATAAGCAAAGAGGCAAAGAACAATCATCCAGACAAAAGCTGCACTAACAATCAGACGCTGTTCAGGATCCTTCCACCAGTTGTTATTCCACATCCGCCTCACGACGTAACTTCTTCCGATAGACATAACAGTCATGACCACAACAAGTTGAACATCCTGGGCAGGCGTAGTATAGATATTATTCGCCTGAAAAAAGATTTTCTGGATAGCAATAGCCATCAGAAAACCAAGAAGTGTATTACACGTCGCCTCAATAAAAGAGTTAAGTCTGGTCTGCATCGTGCCACCTGTTAGTTGTTTGTAACAGGTAGCACTATAACACAACGGCAAACGGATTTACAACTGGAGGTTAAGCTTCTTCAGTTGGTCGTTCGGGAGCAGTACAATCCCCTTCTAACTGAATAGTATAGCCATCAGGCAATGTCAGCGCCGTAGTGCCATCCCAGATAATCGTATTTTCTGCGAACCCATCCTTATCAACAATAACGTATCTGTCCATCGTCAGAACTCCAATACCAATGCCCAGCCATCGCCGCCAACACCACCAGCGCCAGTGGCGTATGTACTGCGTGCTGCACCAC